CCTGATCGTGATGTCAAGTTCCCTGGTGCTGACATGGAGTTCTCCCTGTCATCTGAAGATCTTGTTCAACTCCAGAAAGCATCTGGTGTCTACAACTTGCCTGACCTATCTTTTGTTTCTACTGAAGATGGTGTAGTCACACTTAATCTTTGTGATAAAGAAAACGATACTGCTAATGCTTACACTCAAGAAATTCGAGGCACTTCCACAGGTGCTTACGAACTGTTTCTAAAAGTTGAGAACCTTAAATTATTTCCTGGTGACTATAATGTGAAGATCTCTAGTAAATTGATTACCGAGTGGCGTCATATCACGCTCGACCTTGTATACTATATTGCTCTTGAACCTTGATTATGAAAAAATTTCTTTGGGTTGAACAGTATCGCCCTCAAAAGATTGATGACTGTATCCTTCCTGAGAATATTAAGAAGTCCTTTCGTGGGTTTGTAAATCAGGGAGAGATCCCTAATTTACTACTTGCCGGGACTGCTGGTATCGGTAAGACTACTGTTGCTAAGGCACTGTGTGAGGAGATTGGTGCTTCTTACATCGTGGTTAATGGATCCGATGAGGGACGCTTCCTGGACACTGTGAGGAACCGTGTGAGGCAGTTTGCCACTACAGTCTCCTTGACCTCTGGGGGTGCCCACAAGGTCGTCATTATTGATGAGGCAGACAACACCACTAGCGATGTTCAACTGTCTCTCAGGACCGCTGTGGAGGAGTTCCACAACAACTGTCGTTTCATCTTCACCTGTAACTTCCCTAATAAGATCATTGAACCTCTCCATAGTCGCTGTACTGTAGTGGACTTTAAGATCAATACCGAACAGGCAATGGAGTTACAGGGTCAGTTCTTTGTTAGAATAAAAGAGATCCTTGAGGAACAGAATGTTGAATATCAGGACAAAGTATTGGCGAAGGTTGTTAAGCGTTACTATCCTGATTGGCGTCGTCTTATTAATGAGTGTCAACGCTTTGCTGCCGCTGGCAGTATTAATACTGCTATTCTTGCTGATGTTGCTGACATTAACTTAGATGCTCTCATTCGTTCTCTCAAGGCAAAAGAGTTTACTATTGTACGTAAGTGGGTTGTTGACAACATCAACAATGATCCTGTTACTGTAATGAGAAAACTTTATGATGTCTTGTATGATAATCTTAAGGGAGGATCTATTCCTGAAGCAGTGCTAATCATTGCCAAATACTCTAGAGATATTCAAATTGTTCCTGATCAAGAAATCAATCTGTTGGCATGTCTTACTGAAATCATGATGAGTTGTGAGTTCAAATGATTAAGACAACTCCTCAAAATGTAAAGGAAGCAAACGAAGGTCTCTTCTATGCTACAATGAACCTACCCCATGCTGCTGTCCATTGTGGAATGACAGAGCGTGAAATGAAAATGATCTTTCGTGAATATCTAAAGTACCATGCCCCAGACTTTGAAATCCCTGAAAACACCTTTACGTTACCCAGGCGGAAAGAGTCGTGCCCTGAGTAAACTCTTTCAGTATATTCCAAACCTGAAAGATTACACTGAGTATCGTGAACCATTCTTGGGTGGCGGTTCTGTGGCATTAGAAATCGGTAAACGATATCCACACCTAGACATCTGGGTCAATGATCTTTATGGACCACTCTATAACTTCTGGCGAGTGCTTCAGGATCAAGGACGAGAACTTCGTGACCAGTTGGTTCAACTTAAGTATCGTCATCCAGAACCAGTATCAGCAAAAGAATTGTTTTTAGATGCTAAGGACATATTAGATATGGATACAACATCTGACTTATCTCGCGCTGTTGCTTTTTACGTTGTTAACAAGTGTTCTTTTTCTGGTCTCACTGAATCCAGTTCCTTCAGTAAGTCAGCATCAGATAGCAACTTCTCGATGAGAGGCATTGATAAACTCCCTGAATATTCAAAAATGATATCCAAGTGGAAGATCACTAATCTATCCTATGAAAAACTCTTTAGCGACAGCAAGTCAACCTTCGTCTATCTCGATCCCCCCTATGAAATCGGATCTAATCTTTATGGTAAGCGAGGAAACATGCACAAGGGATTTGACCATGACAAGTTTGCTTCTGATTGTGATCGCTTTATCGCTCATCAACTTGTTAGTTACAATTCGTCACAACTGATCCGAGACCGCTTCAAGCAAGGGTGGACAGCTGCTGAATTTGCACACACTTACACCATGAGGAGCGTGGGGAGTTATAATACAGATCAAGCGTCTCGAAAGGAACTCGTCCTAGCAAACTATGAAATGTGAAGTCACCCTCTACGTAGCAGGCACCGTGTTCAAGGAGCAGGTCATTGCTCGTAACTATGAAGAAGCAAGACAAACTGCTCTTGCTAGAAATCCTACCGCTAAGATTGTTGGTGTGAATGCTGTATTTAAATGAACATCTTTGTTACTGATGAATCTCCATGGAAATCTGCTGCTGTCCTACCAGACAAGCACATTGTCAAGATGCCTCTGGAGACCTGTCAAATGCTCTCTATTGTCGCTTCAGACAAGTGGGGTCATGCTTACGGCACATTGCCTAAGAAAGACGGCAAACCCTATGCTACAGAGAAAGGAGCGTTCCGTAATCACCCCTGTACTGTCTGGGCAAATGAAACTCTAGCAAACACTCGATGGTTGCTATCTCATGGTTTCGCTTTATGTCAAGAGTATTCTGCTAGATATGAGAAAGATCATACTTGTTACACCACTCTTCTTGCTGCCGACAAAATCATTCCTGATGTAAGATGGGATGATCACACTCCTTTTGTTCGAGCAATGCCTGAGGAGTATAAATTTGATGATAGTATCACTACCATCGAAGCATATAAAATGTACATTGCTTCTAAACCATGGGTATCTGACAACTACCTACGACTTCCCCACCGTAAACCTGACTGGATCTAATAAATGGCAGAACTTAAGGATTATCTATACAGTATTAATCAATCAAAAAAGAATATTGTCGAGGATGATCCTGAGGCAGAAAGAAAGTATCCGCCTTTTATTGTGAACAAATGCTTGTCATCTTTCACTGATACTATTCTCTATGCTAATGAGATGAACAAGAACCCTCATCTAGACAAGAGACTACAGTATGATTTTTTTATAAATAGTTTGAAGCCACGGAAACGTTTCACTCCTTGGTTACGTAAAGAAACTCTTGAGGAGTTGGAACTTGTAAAGCAATATTATGGTTATAGTCATAATAAAGCATTAGAAGCTCTAAACATTCTTACTAAAGAGGAACTTAATTTTATAAGAAAATCATTGAATACAGGTGGCATGAAATGAATCCAGATATTGAAGTAACTTGGCAACCCTCCGATATGGTGGAGGTTACCTTGGGACAACCCGATGATTTCCTTAAGGTGAGAGAAACCCTCACACGTATCGGTGTAGCATCCAGAAAAGAAAGGAAACTATATCAGTCGTGTCATATTTTACATAAACAGGGTAAGTATTATATTGTTCACTTTAAAGAGTTGTTTGCTCTTGATGGAAAGAATACTAATCTTTCTTTGAATGATGTACAAAGACGTAATAGAATTCTCCAACTTCTTTCTGATTGGGGTCTTGTTTCTCTGGTTGACAGTTCTAAAATTACTGATGTTGCTCCACTCAATCAAATTAAAGTTCTTTCTTACAAAGAGAAAGATGAATGGACTTTAGAAAGTAAATATAATATCGGTCGTAAAAAGACCGAATCGTAACCCGAACATATTAGTGGGGAATTCAACACCCCACTTTTTTTGTGTGCTATTATAATTAGTTACGTGGATGCCGAAAGGGTTCATGTAAACTATATCTCGCTTAATAAAGGAGAACTATAATGCCTAACACTTATCAGTGGGATCTTTATACCCCCCACTACGTAGGATTGGATGATATGTTCCATAGACTTGAGTCTATGACACATCATGATAAAAACTATCCTCCGTATAATTTAATTAAATATGACACCAGTAATTACGAAATTCAGATTGCTCTGGCAGGATTTAAACCAGAGGAGATTGAAGTATCTACTGAATCAAACATTCTCAGAATTGCCAC